CAAGAAAGGGCCAGCGTATGCCCTTTTTGACTTTGAGTTGAAGGACAAGTACTACATGGGCGAGGACTATCTGTTCTGTGACCGCGCCCGCGAGATGGGGTTCAAGATTTATCTTGACGCCGAAATCAGTCTGCCGCATATCGGCTCAATGGAGTTCACCAGCGATTTTGCCGAAGAGGCGCTCAAGCCGCTGCTCGAAAGCATCCACAAGGCCAAACTGAAAGTCGTAAATGGCTAAGACACCAGCATGGCAACGCAAGGAAGGCAAGTCCGAGAAAGGCGGTTTGAACGCCAAGGGGCGAGCCTCTTACAACAAGGCCAATCCGGGCAAGCCCGGACTCAAGCCCCCGCAGCCAGAGGGCGGCTCACGCCGAGACTCTTTTTGTGCCAGGATGTCTGGAATGAAAGCCAAGCTGACCGGCGAGAAGGCCAAGAAAGACCCGAACAGTCGCATCAACAAGAGCCTGCGGGCGTGGAACTGCTAAGGTGACTGATCGTGGACATGCTGGTATGGAACATCATTTTGTCGTTTGTGTCTGGCGTTGGTTTGTGGCTGCTCAAGTCACATGCTGATGAAGTCAAACGGCTTGGTATTTTGTTGAGTAAGACACGAGAAGAAAGCGCTGACAAGTACGTGACCAAGCAAGACATGCACAACGACATAAATCGTGTGTTGGCTCGGCTTGATAGGATGGAAGAAAAGCTCGACTCGTTTATGAAAGAGCAACGCAGTGCCCTCAACTAGCAAGCGTCAACACAATTTCATGGCGGCGGTGGCCAACAACCCAGCGTTTGCCAAGAAAGCAGGGGTGCCTACTTCGGTCGGCAAAGAATTCGTAAAAGCGGACAAAGGCCGCAAATTTTCAGAAGGTGGCGACATGAAAGAATCGAAACAGATGATGAAGAAGGAAGTCGGCTTTATGAAGAAGGCTGGCGCTCCCAAGTCCATGATCAAGCATGAAATGAAAGAAGCTGGCATGAAGAAGATGGCTGGCGGCGGTCTGACTGCTGGTCACAAATCCGCTGACGGGATTGCCTCCAAAGGCAAGACCAAAGGCAAACATATCGCCATGAAGCGTGGCGGCAAGTGCTGATAGGAGCCAATCATGATGGACGAAATTTTTGAGAGAGAAAAGAAAAAGCCCAGGGGTATCCGGGGCGGCATCTACACCGAAGACTCGGGTCTGCCTCCTCCGCAAGATGTTGATGGTGGCTCTGCACCTCCCCCCAAGAAGCCAAAGAAGATGGCCAAAGGTGGGACCGCTTCTTCCCGTGCTGACGGTTGCGCTGTTCGCGGCAAGACCCGAGGAAAGATGGTGTAACCATGATGGCCAGCCGTGGCATGGGCGCTATTCGCCCATCTAAAATGCCCAAGGGCGTGACCAAGCCACGTCGGGATGACACGGACTTCACTCAATATGCCGAGGGCGGCAAAGTCAAGTCCAAGGTCAACGAGGCTGGCAACTACACCAAGCCGGGTATGCGCAAGTCGCTGTTTGAGTCGATCAAGTCTCGGGCGGTGCAGGGTACGGGTGCAGGCCAATGGTCGGCCCGTAAAGCGCAGCTTCTGGCCAAGCAGTACAAGTCACGTGGGGGCGGGTACAAATGAAAGACCCGCAGCAATCGCTCAAGGACTGGGGTGCTCAGAAGTGGCGCACCAAGTCTGGCAAACCGTCGTCCAAGACGGGGGAGCGATATCTGCCTGAGAACGCCATCAAGGCTCTCAGCCCCGCTGAGTATGCCGCTACGACCCGTGCCAAGCGGGTAGGCAAGAAGGCTGGGAAGCAGTTTGTGAAGCAGCCGCCCAAGGTGGCGGCGAAAACGGCAAGGTATAGGTAATGGCCACCACATCGGGTACCTCAGCGTTTAACCTTGATCTCAATGAGATCATGGAAGAAGCCTACGAGCGGGCTGGCTTAGAGATTCGTACTGGCTACGAGTTTCGCACTGCACGCCGCAGCCTGAACATGCTTACGATTGAGTGGGCTAATCGGGGCATCAACCTGTGGACGGTTGAGCAGGGCCAGATCGTCATGAACACTGGGCAGGCCACGTACGCCATCCCGACCGATACGATTGACCTGCTTGACCAAGTGATCCGTACTCAGGCTAACGGACTAAATCAGACTGACATCAACATCAGCCGCATCTCTGAGCCGACGTATTCGACGATTCCCAACAAACTAGCTCAAGGGCGTCCAATTCAGGTCTGGATCAACCGCCAGACTGGCGCGTCGTACTCAACGAATGTCACGCTGGTTGGAGGCATCAATGCGTCTGCCACGACCATAAACGTCAGCAACGCCGCAAACCTGCCTGCGGCGGGGTTCATCAACATCGGTAGCGAAACCATCGTCTATCAGAACGTAGACGGCAACCAGCTTCTGAATTGCTTCCGTGGGCAGAACTACACGACCGCCGCTTCTCATTCCAGTGGCGCAGCAATCAGCGTAACGAACTTGCCGTCTATCAATGTCTGGCCTACCCCCAACGCTCCCGGTGACCAGTACATCTTTGTCTATTGGCGGCTGCGCCGTATGCAGGATGCGGGCAGCGGCATAACGATTCAGGACATCCCCTTCCGCTTGATTCCCTGTCTGGTTGCAGGTTTGGCGTTCTATGTCGCATCCAAGCGGCCAGAAATACCGCCTGATCGTGTGGGTATGCTCAAGCAAGAGTACGAGCAGCAGTGGTTGCTTGCTTCGCAGGAAGACCGAGAGAAGGCTCCTGAGCGGTTTGTGCCTAGGCAGATGTTCTACTGAGGTGACTTGTGCCGAATCGGTTTGCTTCTGGTAAGTATGCAATCGCGGAGTGTGATCGCTGCGCGGGGCGATACATGCTCAAGGAGCTTAAGAAGCAAGTCCTTAAGACGAAGCTGTACAACATCAAAGTTTGTCCGTCCTGCTGGGACCCGGATCAGCCGCAGTTGCAGCTTGGCATGTACCCGGTTGACGACCCGCAGGCTGTGCGTGAGCCGCGTCCAGATGTCAGCTATCAGGTCTCTGGGACAAGTGGATTGCAACTCGACCTCACAGGCAATACCACGCCAGACGGTTACGGTTACTCAGAAGGCGGTAGCCGTATCATTCAGTGGGGTTGGGCACCTGTGGGGGGTTCAAAGTTTTTCGATGCCGCTTTGACGCCAAACAACTTGGTTTTGACCGTCAATTTAGGCACAATATCGGTAGCAACGACGTAAGGAGTCAATTATGGACAAGATGAAACAGGTCGCTAAGGCAGAAGTGAAGGCGCATGAAAAGCGCATGCACAAGGCCAAAGCCATGCGTAAAGGCGGCGTGACCGGCGAAGCGATGCGCAAGTTCGGTCGTAATCTTGCTCGTGCCAAGAACCAAAGCGGGGGCTAATCATGGCCAAATTTAGCGACAAAAGAATGGGCAAGGAAGTTGGCCAAGCCAGCGTCTATGCTCAGCCGCATACGATGTCTGGTTCAGCAGTTGACGTGACCAACGCCATTCCGGTCGTGTCTGGTGCCAAACTCATGAACGACATGAACGTGGGCGTAGGTGCAATCAGCAAAGGCAACTACAAGCCGATCAAGACTGACGGTATTGTGATGCGTGGCGCTGGCGCAGCCACCAAGGGCATTAAGTCTCGCGGACCTATGGCTTAATATGACGTACGACGAACTTGTCACTGCTGTAACGGACTACACGGAGAATAGTGTCCCGAATGTGGACATGAATGTCTTCATCCGTCAGGCCGAGCAGCGCATCTACAACACGGTCCAGTTTCCGTCGTTGCGGAAGAACGTGACAGGTCTCACTTCGATCAACAACAAGTATCTGTCGTGCCCGACCGACTTTCTTGCGGCCTATTCAATGGCTGTCATTGATGCGTCCGGGTCGTACGAGTACTTGTTGAACAAAGATGTGAACTTCATCCGTCAAGCGTACCCAAGCCCCAACGACACGGCCATCCCCAAGTACTACGCGCTGTTTGGCCCGACCACGACATCTGGGGTAAATCCACAGATCACCAACGAGTTGTCTTTTATCCTTGGGCCGACACCCGATAGCGCGTACTCAGTTGAGTTGCACTATTACTACTACCCGGTGTCCATCATCCGTGGCCAGCTTAACGGTATTGGCACCATCACGGGTGGAACTGGATATACCAACGGCACGTACTACGATGTGCCGCTGACAGGCGGTACGGGTGAAGGTGCAAAAGCTACGATTGTGATTGCCGGTGGTTCGGTGCTGTCGGTCACCATTTCTGAGTACGGCAGCAAGTATGTAGTGGGCAACATCATGTCTGCGGCGGCATCTTCTATTGGCGGTACGGGGTCGGGCTTCTCTGCCCCGGTGCTATCCGTGCTCAACGCTGATGGCACTTCTTGGCTGGGCGACAACTTTGACAGCGTGTTGCTCTACGGCACTCTGGTTGAGGCTTACACCTACATGAAGGGTGAAGCTGACATGATGGCCTTGTACGACGGCAAGTATAAAGAAGCCTTGGCTCTGGCTAAACGCTTGGGCGATGGACTTGAGAGATCGGACAGTTATAGGTCCGGCCAGTACAGGTTGTCGCCCCTGCCGCAGAATAACGGGGTAGCATGATGAAACTCTGCACCCTTTGCAACACAACGCAGCCGCTGGAAAATTTCCATAAAGGAAAGGCGTATAAAGACGGGCGTCGCACGTGGTGCAAAGTTTGCATGGCGGCGTACAAAAAACAGTACAGCGCAAGCAACAGAGATAAAATTTTGGCAAAACAACGCGCTTACGACGCCGCAAAAAATAAAGAGCGTCGTGAGTACTTCGCCCAGCGATATATTGCCAAAAAGCAACACATTGACGCCGCGAGCAAAGAGTACAGACGGTTGTATCCGCACAAACATGCCGCCAAAGAAATGCAGCGGAAGGTGGCAAAAATGTACCGCACACCATCATGGTTAACTGATGATGATCATTGGATCATGGAGCAAGCCTATGAGCTTGCAGCTTTGCGGACAAAGATGTTGGGAATCCCGTTTGAGGTAGACCACATCATTCCGTTGCAGGGTAAACTTGTTTCGGGTTTGCATGTTCCTGAGAACCTGCAAGTAATACCAGCGCGAGCAAACCGTCAAAAATGCAACCGTTTTGAGGTGGCATCTTGAGTTTTACCGGTAACTACTCCTGCAACACGCTGCGGTCTGGTCTTGCCAACGGCACGATCAACTTCGCCTCGGACACGTTCTATCTGGCGCTGTACACCAACTCAGCCACGCTGGACCAGACCACCACCGAGTACACCTCGACTGGTGAAGCCTCTGGTGGCAATTACGTTGCTGGTGGAGAGATTGTCACGGCCACAGTCTCAAGCCAAGACACCGCAAGCGGCAGTACTACGTACATCAACTTTTCGTCTCCAGCGTGGACGGGAGCAATCACGGCCCGTGGTGCCTTGATCTACACGCCGGGGGCCAACGGCGCTGTGTGCGTGCTGGACTTTGGGTCTGACAAAACATCGACCACCACTTTCACCGTGCAGATGCCCGCCAACACCAGCACATCTGCTTTAATCCGCCTCATTTAAGGAGCAACCATGTTCAACGAAAAACTTAAAGCCGGTGGCGTGTTCACCGTTCAGTGCTTTGACAAGGATGGGAATTTGAAGTGGGCCGAGGAAAACCACAACCTTGTGGTCAATCAGGGTCTGCAAGACATGAACACCAAGTACTTTTCTGGCTCTGGTTACACAGCCGTTTGGTACATTGGCCTGTACGGCTCTGGCGCTACCAACAGCCCTGCTGCCGGTGACACGATGGCGTCCCATATTGGTTGGACTGAAGTGACAGCCTACAGCCAAGCCACTCGTCCGGCTGTGACGTTTGGCACCGCCACCACGGCAGACCCGTCGGTGATCACCAACTCGGCTTCTCCCGCCACTTTCAGCATCAATGGCACCACAACCGTTGGTGGCGCGTTTCTGACCAGCAATAACACCAAGGGTGGCACCACCGGCATTCTGTTCTCGGCGTCTGACTTTCAAGCGCCTGGGGATCGCTCGGTGGTCAATGGCGATACACTGACCGTCACATACACTTTCAGCCTCGATGCCGCATAAGGAGAGCACATGGCCACCGCATTCAAAAAGGGTGATGTTGTAAAGCTCACCAACGTCATGCCGCAAGGCCCAGTGTTGGCACTGCGAATGGACGACAGCGGCGTGATCCAGTATCTCGTCGAGTGGACGGACACAAACGGTGTGACTCAGCAACGCTGGTTTGATGAAGACCAACTGACGGGGGCTTGACATGCCCTTCGTCCTTGCGGATCGAGTCCGTGAGACTACAACAACGACCGGCACTGTATCGGTGACGCTGGCGGGGGCAGTCACGGGTTTTCAGACCTTTGCTGCCATCGGCAACGCTAACACCACGTACTACACCATCGCGGGCCAGGGCACCTCTGAGTGGGAGGTGGGGATAGGCACATACACAGCCTCGGGCACAACGCTGTCTCGGGACACGGTGCTTGCCTCCAGCGCCTCTGGGGCGAAGGTCAACTTCTCGTCTGGCACCAAGGATGTGTTTTGTGACTACCCCGCAGGAAGGGCTGTCATCGGCGGCATGGGGTATATCGAGAACGAAGCCGTCATAACGCAGTCCTCAACGGTCAATGATGGACACAATGCCATCAGCGGCGGTCCGGTCACGATTGCAAGTGGTGTGACGGTGACGGTGCCTTCCGGTTCAAACTGGACGGTTGTCTGATGTTTGGCTTCCATGCGTTCTCAACAACAGCGATTTCCGCGCTGGCGGGGAACGTATTTGCCGCTGTAGTCATTGAGTCCGCTACCGGGTCTGACGCCGTCTCAGCGGCTTTAACTTTACCTGCTTCCGTTTCCGAGTCCGCGACTGGTAATGACACCGTAGTTGGCGGCGTTACATTTTTGTCGTCTGTCTCTGAGACCGCGACTGGGTCAGATTCTCAATCTGCCAGCGCCTCATTTTTTGTAGCGGTTTCTGAGTCTGCGGTAGGCACAGATACGGTCTCTGCGGCAGCAACTTTTCTTGTTTCTCTTGATGAGACCGCAACTGGCACAGACATCGTTTCGTCTGTTCCCATCTACTCGACCAGCATTTCTGAGAGTGCGACAGGCACTGACGCTGTAGTTGCTGGTGCAGTTTTGACTTCGTCAATTGACGAGACCGCTCAAGGCGCGGACTTTACGTTTACTCAACACGTTGTGTTTGGGGTGGTGGATGAGGGCGCGTCTGGTGTGGACACAGTGGCAAGCGCAGCCGCGTTTTCAGCAAGTGTCACGGAAACTGTGATTGGAACCGACACCATCAGCAGCGTTCCGACGTACTCCACCCAGATTTCTGAGAGCGCAACGGGGTCTGAGACTGTGTCCTCTGTGCCGGTGTATTCCACTCAAATCGCTGAGTCTGCGGCTGGGTTGGACGAAACGGCATCCAGCTTCACCTTTTTTGGTGCGGTGCTCGAAAGTGCTCAGGCAGATGACGCAGTGGCAACAAGTCTGACTTTTGGGGCCTCGGTCTCGGAGTCGGCTGTTGGCGCGGAAACGGTAGTTGCTAATGCCGGGTTTGCTGTAAGTGTTGATGAGTCAGCCACAGCAGAAGAAGTACTTGCGGTCATTGTGGCGTTTGTTTCCCTGATCCAAGAGAACGTAAACGCGGCGGACCAGATCATGGTTCGTTTGAAATGGGAATTGATCGTCGATACCCAAAGCGCTGGGTGGGCCGTCATTGATGACACGGGACCTTCCTCGTGGCAAAATGTTTCAACCTCGGCTGACGCTGGCTGGCGCAATATCGACACAAAGGAGCCTTAAATGCCATCCGCATACACTTCGCTACTCGGGCTGATCCAGCCCGTAACGGGCAGCCTTGTAAATACATGGGGAACCGCCGTAAACAGCCAGCTTACACAACTGGTTGAGGATGCGATTGCTCAATTTTCAACCGCCAGTGTGACGGCTGGCGACTGGACCCTGACCACCACCGCAGGCGGCGCTCAAAACGAGGCCAGGAACGCCATCCTGATTGCCACCGGGACACCGGGTGCTACGCGCTACATCAACGCTCCAAAGCAGAGCAAGCTGTATGTGGTGATCAACAACTCAGATTCTGTGGTGTATTTGCGCGGTGGCCCGAGCAGCCCCACGGCAGGTGCATTTGTCGCTGCTGGACAGGCCGCCCTGATGGCATGGGATACAGGGGTTGGTGATTTTGTCAAAGTTGCTGGCGGCTCTGGCGGTGCAACGGGTGGTGGCACGGATCAGATATTCTTTGAAAACGGTCAGAACGTGACCGCAAACTACACCATTCCAGCGGCAACAAACGCCGGTACGTTTGGGCCTGTCACCGTTGACAGTGGCGTTTCGGTGACGATAACCACCGGCTCAAGCTGGGTTGTGATTTAAGGAGCGAACATGAGTTCAGTACGTCTTTCGGGCAATGCGGGTGGTACAGGCATATTCACCATTGCCTCACCCAACTCCAATAGCAGCCCAACGATGACGTTGCCTGACGGGACGGGGACGCTTGTCGCCAATAACGTCAACAGCGCTCTTGTTTTGGGCACTTCACAGACATCGACGTCTGGTACGTCGATTGATTTCACCGGCATCCCCTCATGGGTGCGGCGGATTACGGTGATGTTTAACGGGGTAAGCACGAACGGGACCAGTTTTAATCAGATTCAAATTGGCTCAGGTTCGTTCACAACTTCAGGATATACAAGCCAGTTTTGGGCTGGCGGAGCAACTAGCGGTCTTGTAACAACTGGGCTTGGGATATTTTCGCTTATTGGCGCCGGAAACTCTTTTAGTGGGGCTGTTGTTTTGACAAATATCACAGGCAACACATGGGTTTGCAACGGTAATCTTACATACGCGAACGTCGGCAGCACCGGGTGGAGTGCTGCTGGCATTTCCCCTGCACTCGGCGGCGCTCTTGACCGCGTTCGCATCACAACCGTCAACGGCACTGACACCTTCGACGCTGGCTCAATTAACATCCTTTACGAATAAGGAACAATCATGCCAACTGTAATTAATGGTACCACCGGCATCACATTTACCGACAATACGGTACAAAACACGGCGGCAATTAATTTTCGCAACCGCATCATCAACGGGGCGATGGTGATCGACCAGAGGAACGCTGGGGCGAGTGTTACAATTTCTACGGCGGGGCATTTTATAACTGACAGATGGAGTGCCAACGGATCACAGAACAGCAAATACACAGCGCAACAAAACGCTGGTGCTGTAACTCCTCCATCAGGTTTCATCAACTATCTTGGTGCAACATCTTCTTCAGCGTATTCAGTTTTAACTGGAGATGTGTTTTGGCTGGCTCAAGCGATTGAAGGTTTGAACATTGCAGACCTTGGATGGGGCGCTGCTGGCGCTCAGTCGGTCACACTGTCGTTTTGGGTTCGCTCAAGTCTGACGGGTACTTTTGGCGGGGCGCTTCGCAATAGTGCGGGCAGTCGATCTTATCCCTTCACTTACTCTATCTTGGCTGCAAACACTTGGGAGCAGAAGACCATCACCATTGCTGGAGACACAACCGGCACTTGGCTGACTACCAACGGAATTGGCATCAATTTGAACTTTGGGCTTGGTGCCGGCTCAACCTTCAGCGGTACTGCTGGCGCATGGGCTGCGGGGAACTTTGTCACAGCCACTGGCGCAACCTCTGTCGTTGGCACCAACGGAGCCACCTTCTACATCACCGGAGTCCAATTGGAGCGCGGCAGCACAGCATCGAGTTTTGATTTCAGGTCCTACGGGCAAGAGTTGGCGTTGTGCCAACGGTATTATTGCAAAACTTATGACGTAAATGCTGCGCCTTCTACATTAACGGCTAACGGAGGAATATTTACGACAGTTACTAACGCCAGCGTAATGCAAACAACTTGGGCATTTCCAGTCAACATGAGAGCAGCGCCGAGTGTTACGGTTTTTAACATATCTACTGGTGCTATAGGTACTTGGAGAGATGGCGGCGCAATTGACAACACTATTACTGTAATTGGTCAAGGCCAAAGACAAACAAGTTTCCAAAACTTTACAGCTTCTGCAGGGTCCAGTATTGCCGGGCACGCCGTAGCTGCAATAGAACTGTAGGTGAAGACATGTACCAACAAATCCCAAACAGCCCAATCACAGGCCAACCCGCGCAGTGCATCAAACGCCTGTCCGACAGCGCCTTCATCCCCTTTGACCCGGCCAACACCGACTACCAGAAATACCTTCAATGGCTTGCCGAAGGCAACCAGCCACTGCCTGCTGAGGAGCAATCATGACACTAATTTTGTCTGGCACCGACGGCCTGTCTGACATCGACGGCTCTGTATCTACTCCTGCCATCAGGGGCACAGATGCCAACACCGGCGTTTATTTCCCAGGCGTTGACAGGCTTGGTTTTTCGACGGGCGGCGTACAGCGCGGTGAGTTTGACGCCTCTGGCAACTTCCTGATGAATTCAGGCTACGGCTCTGTAGCCACAGCCTACGGTTGCCGTGCATGGGTCAACTTCAACGGCACCGGCACTGTTGCGATTCGTGCGTCCGGCAACGTGACGAGCATCACGGATAACGGCACGGGCGACTACACGGTCAACTTTACGACGGCTTTGGCGGATGCGAACTATTCTGTTGTTGTGACTTCTGACACTTCGTTATCGGTCAACAGGTCTGTTGCAATTTGGTCAGGAACAAATCAAACCGCATCTTTGGTAAGAATTGGCACACTGGCAACCGCTGGGTCTGCTTTCGACGCCAACTATGTATCTGTCTCTGTCTTCCGTTAAGGAGCCACCATGAACCAACGCATCATCTACCCCAACGACGATGGCGGCGTGTCCGTCATCGTGCCTGCTGCCGAGTGCGGCCTGACGATTGACCAGATCGCGGCCAAGGATGTGCCTGTTGGTAAGCCCTACAAAATCGTGGATGTCGCTGACATTCCGTCTGATCGCACGTTCCGCAACGCATGGGAGTACGCATGATCCAGATCAACATGACCAAGGCGAAGGCCATCGCCCATGATGCCCGTCGCGCTGCCCGTGCCGCTGAGTTTGAGCCGTTCGACAACGCCATTGCCAAGCAAATTCCCGGTCAGGTAGACGGTGCAGAAGCCGCTCGTCAGGCAATCCGTGACAAATACGCCGCCCTCCAGACCCAGATGGACGCAGCACAGACGCCAGACGAACTCAAGGCGCTGATGCCGTAAGCCTTGGAAGACGGCACGGTGTTCATCAACGTGTTTGCAGAAAACAAAATATAGATGATCGACCCGATAAGCGCCCTCGCTGCAATATCATCAGCGGTTGAGCTTGTTAAAAAGGTCGCCGCGACGGTTGATGATGTGACATCGCTCGGGCCGGTGTTGGGCAAGTATTTTGATGCCAAAGCCGACGCCATCGAGGTTGTCCAAAAGTCGCAAGAGGGTGGTTTTAAGGGGTCTGCGTTAGGCAAGGCGCTTGAGTTGGAAATGGCCATTGAGCAGGCCAAGCAG